CTCCACAAAAAATGATGTTCGCACAGAAGCAGAACCCTCTGACATAGGCAAGAAAAAAAGATGTGTGCATATCGTAGCGACAGACCAGGGTCTGCAGACCATAGAAATCCAACTGCCCATCGGCGTCAGAGATCCGGGCCCAGTCTTCCCACAGCCCATTGACCGCTTGATCGAGCCGCTCTTCACCGGAGACCGCCCGCGGCATGATGCCGGCGCCAACAATATTGTTGACCAACACCGAGACAGCTTTGGCCGCATGAGGGTTATTCCGCACCAAATCCCGCATGCGATCGCGGAGCAGGGCACCGGCCAGAGCGAGTTCCGTATCCGCAGAAGACCCTGGTGTGCGCCAACCATCGGTTCGACGTCCCTTTGAAGCGCCATCATAGCCGCGCGACAAGCCCCTCGAAAGCCTGCCGAGCCAAGGCACGCCGGGTCGCCGTCGCCGGTGAAAACACCGCGACAGCCTTATCCAGCCAATTGATGGTCATTATTCGTTACCGCGCCGGAAACCGGCATAGCCCGCCACCGGTAACGGTTTGTTGGAACCTGCGATCTCGCGTTCGATGGCGCGGATCCGGATCATGAGATCTTCCGCCGAACCATAGTCCACCGAGCGACCATCATAACTGACCCGTAGGGTGCCCGCGGCATAGGCCGCTTTCAGGGCATCCAGTTCCGTTTGTGTCCATGCAGTCATTGGTTTCGTAGCCAACAGAGGGTAGAATTAGCAGATTCGGCGCTGAGCGGACCGTCCTGCCCGGCTCGGAATTTGCTTGATGTTTGGAGAGCTCGGGCATATGTTATGGACAACATGCCCCCCACGCCTCTCAGCGATGCGCACCAGGGGGGTTTTTCTTTGGTGGATTCAGCTTGGTAAATCGGTTTGAAAAACCCGCGAAATCTGTAGAGGAATTAATAGATCTCTGCGAACAGCGCGGTTTGATTATCGATCATCGCGAAAAAGCTCGTAAATTCTTCCAATATGCCGGTTATTACCGCCTTTCCGGCTACATGCTTCCCTTCCAGAAAAAGAACCATGGTGGCGATAGTCACGATTTTGTCGACAACGTGACAATCAACGACATCATCGATCTATACATTTTTGACCGAAAGCTCCGCCTTCTCGTCATGGATGCGGTCGAAAGAATTGAAGTCGCAATTTGCTCGGTGATTTCAGACACAATGAGCATAGCGCATGATCCTCACTGGTTCTTGGACGCCTCGAATTTCAAAGAGGCATTCGACCACGAGAATTTCATGGAGAAGGTTGAGGAAGCTGTAATCGAAGTCGGTCAGCACCAAACATTCATCACTCATTATCGCTCGACTTACGACGAACCTACCCATCCTCCGAGCTGGATGCTCTTCGAGATATTGCATTTTGGTACAGTATCGAAAATCTACAGCTCGCTACCTCTGCCTCATCAGAAAACGATCGCTAAGCAATTCGGTGTCCACTACAAGGTTCTGACATCTTGGCTACATACGATATCGTCACTCAGAAACATTTGTGCCCATCATTCTCGGCTTTGGAATAGGGTGTTCGGTATTTCACCGAAGCGAATGAAAGCCTACCAGAGCCATTTCGAGAAAAACGATCGGTTCTATGCTCAGGCCGTTACGATCAAGGTTCTACTCGACAAGATCGCCGGCCATTCTCTTTGGGCGAAAAATTTACACGAATTGTTTAATGAATTTCCGAAAGTTCCAAAAAACCATATGGGTTTTCCCGAAGGCTGGGAGAAAACCGATCTCTGGTTTGGCCCCTAAGACTGGTTTGCAAAATACCTATTCGAACCACCCTTTGGTATCACCCAACCAATTCGAAGGCCGTTTACCCCTGGGCTCGAGTGCAATGCGGTTCACAATGCCTGCCGTCATCTCCTCCTCGAACGGCACACCCAGCTGTTTCTCCAGGTCCTGCCATTTAGCGTCCGACCAGCGATCAGCGCCGGCGATCCAGGCTGCGGCCCGGGCATAGACCCGGCAATCGAGCGCTTCGTTCCGTTCTCGAAGCTTCTGCCATTCTAGTTTTGCGAAGCCGCGCTTGCTCTTCACCGTGACTAACTGCTCACCGACCAGTTGCTTCAGCCACTCGGCTTCGACCCAGCCCGGCAGATGCACTGTCCCAGCCGGAAACCGGGTGCCGGCTTCCAACTCTTCGTCCGTCGGGCGCTCCAACCGCAGAAACCGATAGGTCTCCGCTTTGAAGGTGGAGACCGCGACAGTCCATAATCGCGCGCCACGCTTCAGACGCTTGCCGGCATCGGTGGCATCCACATAGGTCGGTCCCGAAACCGGACTTGCCCGATTGAAACCTTCGACACCTTTAACCGGCGCCACCTGGGCAAAGCCTTGTCGACGGGCCCAGGCATAAACCGCCGGCGCTTCGTAGCCGCTGTCGATTGCCAGCTTGGCAATTTGCAGATGCGCGCCGCGCTCATGTTGCCAGGTCTGGTTTAGAAGTCGAGTTAGGTCTTCCCAGGCGGATTCCCGTTCCGGACCACCATCGATGACGATGTGATCGACGAGCCAGCTTTCCAGATCCCGACCCCAAGCCCAAATATCGACCTCGAAGCGGTCTTTCTGTACATCTGCGCCGGCCGTCAGAAACAGACCACCAGCAGGAACTATTCCAGACCTCCAGGATTCACGGCGATCATAGAGCCGTTGCCAATCCGGTGCTTCGCCGCTTTCCATCCAGGTCTCGCCCAGATCAGTATTCTTGACCGATTTCAAGGCGGCATCATTACCTTGCGCCGCTTCCCAGGCGCTTGCGATTTCGGCCCAGCTTCGCCAGCCGATCGGGCTATAGAGACTGGACAAGTGAAAACCGGCGGTTTTTTCGTTGCCGTCGGCGCGTTTTGCCGTCGCACGCCATTCTCCCCGTTCCAACATCCGCGTCTTATGATGCTCCTCAATGGGATCCTCACACCCGTCGCAGACGTAGTGCGCGGTATCTGGTCGACCCTTTTCCCAACGCAAGCGCTCGAACTGTAACCATTGGAAATGACCGCAATGAGGGCAAGGCAGGAAATGCCGCCGTTGATCCGAGGCTTCATATTCCCGCTCGGTCCGCGACAGCCCCTTGATGGTGGGGGTCGAGACGATAAACACTTTCCGACGCGCGAAAGTCCGGGTCCGGGCTTCCGCCAGAGCCACCGGGTCGCCCTCGCCATCAAGATCACCTGGATAGCCATCCACCTCATCGAGAAACAAATAGCGCACCGGCATGGAGCGCAGTCCCACCGCCGAGTTGGCGCCGGTCATGGCCAGCAGGCCGCCGGGAAAGCTCTTGCTCAAGACCGTGTTACCGGAATCCCGTGATCGGGCCGGCTGTACCAGTTCAGACAGGACTTCGCTATCTTCGATCAGCGGATCGATGCGCTGTCGCGAGTTGCGCTTGGCCATTTCCACGGTCGGCAACACCACCAGCATGGGACCTGGCGCGTGATGGATGACGAATCCAATCATATTATTACCCGTTTCAGTGGCGCCGACCTGCGCGCCTTTCATGAACACCACCCGCTCATAGGGCGAGGATGGCGACAGGCAATCCATAATTTCGCGCAGATAGGGCGTCCGCGACGTCCGCCAAGGGCCCGGCTCAGCCGCACCTTTGCCGGACAATCGCCGGTGACTATCCGCCCATTCCGAGATTCTCAGCAGCGGGTCGGGTCGTAAACCTCGATCGAATACCTCGTTGTAGATCTTGGCTGCGTCAGGCAGCACCGCTGAGCTCCTCCAAAGCAGCTCGGATTTCTTGGTTCAATAGTGCGTGGATTCGACCAGCGTCAGTCTCAGCCGCCAGAACCGCGGCAAGCCGTTCCGGGATGTTCAACAAGCCATCGCGCACCACGCGTGCTTTGTTGAAGGCGGCGGACCTGACATCGTCCGCATCAACATATTTACCGGCTTCGACCCGAGCTTTGATCTCCAGAAGCTTGGCCTTCTCGACCTCACTCTTGATCCGGGTCTTGAGCAACAAGGTCGGAAGATCACCACCGCCCTGCGGCAGAGCCGGAGGTTCGATCTTGGCATTTACAGTTGGCGACGCTGGTTCAGACTTGGGATTGACCCGTCGCTGTGGTCTAGCCGGTTCCCGCATCGAGGCAAGCGCCGCGTCCGCTTGTGCCACATCGACCCTCCGATCTTGCAGCGCGATCACACCCTTGGCCACCATCTGGCCGATATACTGACGCGATACGCCTCGACGGCGCGCGTATTCCGCTTGGCTAACAAGCATGTGCATTTACAATTCTCATAGAGACTGGCTACAGCGCCAGAGCCGAGCGCAAATCCTCATGCTCGAAAGCGCCTTCCATGCGCTTGATTTCAGGTTCTTTCGCACCACGCTTTCGGGCCGCGGATCGCCAGCTTTCTGTCACTTTGGCGATACCTCTGATGATCTCATCGGCATCTTTTTGCTTTAGTGAAAACTCCTCCGCGACGGACCTCAACAGTTCAACCGAGCAAGTCCCGTCGTCGAAATCGATATTGGTGCTGAGGATCCGCGGCTTGATATCCTGAGGCGTCGGATTGATGTCGTAAGCTGGCGACAAGGTCCATCCTGTTTGACCAAGCCACAGAAAACCATGGTTGCGCAGATGATCATCCGTATTCGATACGAGGATAGAAAAGGCAATCCGCTTATAAAGTTCACTTCGATCGGCCGTGGCATTGGCGCCATGTTGGGTCAAGGCATCGACAATCTCGAGATAGCTGCCACGATCGCCATCTTTATGTTCCGTCATCGACATGGCCGAAAGAAACGGGATGCGATCAGATCCCTCACGGTCAAACCGCTGTGAAATGAATATTGGACAGCCCTCATTCTCTATCAGACTATGAGAAGCCGTCCTTATACCGGCAGCTTCAGCTAAATCTAATGCAATGGCCTCCCAGCGCTCGATGGAATATTCGTCAGTCTCTTTCGGGAACTTGGCAATCGATAAACGATCATGCTGGTCGATCACGGAAGCTTTTGGCCGGGCTCCACCAAGGGAGGATCCCGGCGCAAAGATCAACAGCAGATCTTCATCGCTTTCTTCCTCTCGGAGGATTCTTTCCGACGCTTTTAGGAGTTTTCCTAATGCCACGGTTCCGGGAACGCCCACCTCCTGCGGGGCTTGAAACACCTCTTCGCCCTGCCATCGGAACCGCAAGGCTCCTAATCGGGTTTGATCGGAAACACCCAGTAAAAAATCGGTTTCGTGGAGCGTGCGAACGGCACGCCCTTCCCGTTCCGCGGCGCGGCGTTCTCGCCGACGCATTAGGGTTCGTCCCCAGGTGTCCGGTGCGGAATCGCCTAAGGTTCCGAACATTTCTTGGCCAACTGGCGGTCGAAAGATACCGGGACCAACCGGCAAGGACGGATCAATCGTAAAGCTCGCTTCATCCCGGATCCAGTCGGGGTCATATTCGAAGGTCACTGACTCGCGCCCACGGGCGGCGTGTCGACGCATCAATCCAATGCGTCGACAAGCGCCTTGCCAGTCTAAAAACACTTCGACATCAGACATTACGCCTCACCTCTCCGACTGCGCGGCATGCTCGCCCGCTGCGGCAGATCCTCTTTCGCTATCGTTTGTCCGATCTCGTCATGCGCGGCATCGGCAACATCCGCGAGCCGCTCCAAAAGATTGAGAGCTTGCAAGACAGAAGCAACGATGCCAATGCTGACAGAAGCGTCACCTTTTTCGATGCGAGCGAGCGTTGGGCGCGACGTGGCGGCGCGCTCCGCCACGATCTCCATCGGCAGCTTTCGGCGCAAGCGCGCGTCTCGGATATCCTCTCCGAGCTTTTTTAGGGCTCTCCGCGCAGCAGGTGGCGGACGATGTGGCGTCGGCATAACGATATCTTCCTATTACATAAATCCCGTTTAATGTAATACGAAGATATCATTAAATCAAGAAATTCGTCTTTACCTTCTCAGCACACACCACATTCGGGTTACGCCGCTGATTTAGCCGCAGAAATCTCATCAAACGCCTGGCTAAAACCGTCGAGAAAAGCTACTTGCCCCGTAAACTCTTGCCACCGCTTGACGATCACGTCCACGTAAGCCGGATCCAACTCAAGCAACCGCGCCTGCCGTCCCGTTTTTTCGCAAGCAATCAGCGTGCTACCGGAACCACCAAACGGATCCAACACGATGTCGCGGTTCTTCGAAGAATTGCGAATGGCCCGCTCGACCAGCGCCACGGGTTTCATGGTCGGGTGCAGGTCGTTCTTCTGCGGCTTATTGAAAAACCAGACATCGCCCTGATCACGGGCGCCGCACCAGAAATGATTGACGCCTTCCTTCCAGCCATAGAGGATCGGTTCATACTGACGCTGGTAGTCGGAGCGCCCCAACGTAAACCGGTTCTTGGCCCAGACGATAAAGGTCGACCAATGACCGCCCGCGGCAACGAAGGCTTTCTGCAGGGTATGCAGCTCCGAAGACGACATGCAGATATAGCTGGCGCCCTTGGTGACGGTCAGGATGTTGACGCAAGCATCATACAGAAATGCCTCGAAGCCTGAGCCGAGATTGTCGTTCTGAATTCGGCGATCGGATTTGCGGCTGACACCACCGGCATAATCGACATTGTAGGGCGGATCAGTGAAGCAGAGATCCGCCAAGCTACCATCCAGCACGCGTTCCACATCCGAAAGAACGGTGGCGTCGCCGCAGAGCAACCGATGGTCACCGAGATGCCATAGGTCACCCGGTTTACTCACCGGCTCCTTAACCGGTTCCGGAATTTCATCGTCATCAACGAGACCCTCCGCGGTTTCGTCCGATGCAAGCAACCGATCGATTTCGTCCAAATCAAAACCTGTCAGGTCCAGGTTGAAGTCTTCTGCCCGAAGGTCCGACAGTTCCAGGCGCAGCATTTCTTCATCCCAACCGCTATTTTCCGCTATACGGTTGTCAGCCAAAATCAGCGCCCGACGCTGCGTTTGGGAGAGATGGCTCAGTCGGATCACCGGCACATCATCGAGGCCCAATTTTTGCGCTGCCATCAACCGGCCGTGGCCGGCAATGATGCCGTCGTCCGCGCCGACCAGGATCGGATTAACGAAGCCAAACTCGGCGATCGACCCAGCGATTTGCGCCACTTGCGCCTCATCATGGGTGCGGGCGTTTCGGGCATAGGGGATCAATCGATCCACCGGGATCGTTTCGATTACCAGTTGCATTTTGTCAATCGGATGGAATTGGATGAATGAATGGAGGTCGGCGCGGGTTTTCCGCAGAAAACCAGCGCTGCCTTGTCAAGCTGTCAAGCGGTGTCAAGTAAGTTGAAAGCCCTGACGGTAGCGACCTTTTGCGCTGAGCCCCCCCGCATAGGTTGCGCGCCAGGAAAGACCCGAAAACATCAAACAAATCAAAGGCTTACGCCCAATTCGGTTTTAAGCAATTTCCTGCACCGCAAATTTCAAGAATTCTCATCGCTTTTTCATGGTGCCGATGCGGGGTTCAGCGTAGTCGAGCGTAGTTTGAAACAACCTTTGAGAGAACATCTTCAAGTCCCAGTCAGCGGACTTTGGTCTGCAATACAAACTATCAATGAAGCGCCTCATCGGTGCGGTTCTTCTGCATCTCATTGATCGCAGCAACAATGCGTTTCCAAACGCCATAACCATCCAACTCACCTGCATCCAAAAGCTTGTCGGCGCGCATGGCCGCATGAATTGGAGCATCCTCCCCATGCTGGTCGATGAGGAACTTGGCGGTGCGATAAATGTCAATTTCCTCAGTCACTGTCGCGATCGTCGCCAGCCGGCCGCTTGGGCATCGGCTTCACTGCAGAACCAGCGTTCGCCCTTCGACGTACTGATCCGGGTCTTCTCGTAATAGCGGCCACCAGGCACATGATAGATCTTGGTACCCTTGCGAGAGATGTTGCCTTTGATCTGGCAGCCGTTGGAACCTTGGGTCGCGCCTTGCTTGATTTTGTTCTTTGATCGTTGCGCCTTCCGCCAGTCCCAGGGCGCCATGAACGTTCCGCGCCACATGCCGAGCTTGGCAGCTTTGGCTTCGGCCTCCTGCCCGACGTAGGCCTTCGAATAGCGCCGATAAGCCAGCGCCCAGCCTTGCGCCACCATGTCGGCGTTGAGGTTGGTGTTGCCGGCAAAGCACTCGGCTACCACCCGGCCATAGCGATCCTTGTCCTTCGCGTCACAGCGCACCGAACGATTGCCGATCATATCGCTCAAAGCGAAGGCCGCTTTCTGCCCGCAGCGATATTGCTTGTCATCGGCTTCGCAGGTCTGCCGGCTTTCCGGGGCGTCGATGCCATGCATGCGAATACGCACGCCGCGGATCTCCAACGTGTCGCCGTCGATCACTGACGCCCGGCCCACCAGGTCCGGAGCCGCCATCAGGGGCTGCAAGGTCAGGACCATGCCTACGAGAAGAACCAAGGATGTGAGAATGAGCCGCAACATGAAACCAAATTTCTGAATAATTCTTGCCCACGCGTCTGCCGCGAGGATAGCGAAAAACTAGCTGATTTTTCCGGATCTGTCCGTATTTGTAATGTCCGGCTTGTCGTTTACGCAAAACTACGCTGATTTACGCCGCACGGGCACGCGCAATTACGAAGCGCCGCGATCGCTTGCTCGGCACTCTCCGGCCATTAAGCCGCAACGTGATCACGGCAAGTGAAAAAATCCAATGTTCATGGGCGGCCGAACGGCTCAATCCCACATCACGGCAGATGTATTTCCAGGGTTTCTTGGAAGCCCGACGCCAGGTGATTTGAGTATCGAGTTTATCCAACCACCCGAACCAGGTCAGGGTTTCTTCCATGCGATCGATCGCCGCCGGTTCGATCCAAGGCCGTTTCATCACCGGCTTCTGCTCCACCAAGTCGGCAAATTCGAGCATCATCTTCGGCCAGGTGTTGTAATATCCCTGCACCCGTTGATCCGGCAGGCGTTTCAGAACTTCCGCCGCTTCGATGAGCCGATCCTCGACCCGCTCCGGTGTCCAGAGATCATCGCTCATGACGCCGCCCCTCTCGCTTGCCGTAGAGCTTTTCGCCCAGCTGACGAACCAGTTCCCGTTCCGGCCAGCTGAGACGGTCGTCCTCGACCGACACCGCCAGCACACCCTGTTCGCGCCACCCCTCGCGTTTCACCTGCTCAGGCGAACGACGACTGCCACCATAACCGCGCGGAAACATCCTCATCGCGAGACCTCCCGCAACACGGCCGCATAACCGGCGATGTCGACCATGCTGTCGAGATGCTTAGGATCATGACCCAAGCGTGCCAGCTTCAGATCGATCAGACAGAGCGCCACCTGTGCCGGTGAGACCGGCTGACCCAAGGTGATCGACCAGCGTTTTGCCACCGCGTCCATGGCGATCAGCGGATCGCCATAACTCTCCCGACGATTGGCCACCACCGCGGCGGCCTGTTTCAACATCATTTCTCCGCTCATGCCGCCAGTTCTCCCACGCGATGCGCCTTGGCCCAGTCGAGTAGCGCCAAGGCATCGGCCTCGTTGTCGTCCGCCGGCTTGAACCCGAGCCTCTCGACCGCGGCGATCATGGCCGCCTTGTTGGCGTTGCCCTTGCCGGTGACGTGGCGCTTGATGGTGCCCACTGGCACGCCCTCGTAAGGGATCTGGTGATGCTCGCACCAGGCGGTGACGACGGCGAGGTAACCCCCGTAGGCATGTGAACTATCGACGCCCAAATGCCGACGTACTTCCTCAAAAAACACCGCGTCCAAGCCGCCAGCAACCTGCTTCATCTCTGTGAGCCAGCGCTTGAAGCGCAGAAACCGCATGCCGCCCCTCTCAAAGCGGCGGGGACGAAAATGCGCCGTGCCGCTCATGATGCGCTCGTGTCTGTTGGAGAGCGCCCATCCGGTGGCTGTACCCAGATCAAGACTGAGCAGCGTTGGTCGGGTGTGTGGTTGATCCATAAGCTGGCCTCCTGTGGCGTGATGGAAAATGATCGGGGGCAAGCACAGGACTTACGCTTCGCATGGGCATAGCGCTTACGCTCATGCCCATACGTAAGTATGGCTTTCCCCTCTTTGTCCTCTCTTTGCCTAAACTGTTGATTTTGTTTGGAAAATAAGTCGTAGGAAGTCGTAGTACGACGACTACGACTTATTTGCACTTCAGACAGTCCAGAATGAGCGCCTGTCAGCGGGGTAAAATCACGCATTTCCACCCTCCGGAAAGACCCAGATTTTTGGATTTTCAACCTCTTTTGCGAGTCCGGAATGGGGGCATTTATAGTGTGTTGGCAACACAGGGATGCCCTCGTTCAACACCTCCCCGGTCTGCTCATCAATGACCGTCTGCTGGCCAAAGATCATGCCCTCAACGCAGAGATAGCCAAAGCGCGACCGCACCGCTGGAAAGCCCTGTTCGGCAAAATCCCGGCGATATTTGAGATCGCCCTTGGTCGCCAGAACACTGAGGCGCTCTCGGATGGTGTATCGGCTGCCCAGTCCATTGGTATTTTCAAACGCATCAGCGAACTGCGTGGTGGTGTACAGACGCTCCTGGGCGGCCTCATCCAGCAGCATCGCGAGGATCACATCATGTTTGCGGTCCCGCTCGGCATCGTATTTAGCGCCGGAGTACCGCTCACAGACCATTGACCGATCAGTGTGAAAAAGTTGCGCAGCAACCCAAGCCAGGCTTTTGGGCTCGGTTGGTGGGCAATTTGACCTAATCCGGATTCGTCAAAAAGCTTAGGTTTCGATGTGGTTTTGTGTTTGGTTGCTGGCTTCGGCCGGGTCGGAATGGTGACGTTTTTGTGGATCTTGGCTGGGTCTATCCGGGCTTTAGGCGGCTTGCCGCCAGGGTCAGCAATTCCTTATCCGGACAGGCGCTGGACGAAGCGGCAGGTAATCTGCTAGACTAGACTAGGAAAAGGGCGGGCTCTCCCGCTTCTGATGTTTTTTGAGACTGATGGCAAGAGGATGGGCAATAGGGTAATTGGCGCTTTGGTCCTTTTTTCCTTGGCGTGGTTTTTATTCGCTGTCTGGAACGTTGGGGGATCGTGCGGTGTCATCAAGGCATATTCAAAAACTAAAACAACTATAACAATCAACCGTGAAGGCGAGGTTTTACCCGAGTATAGACCACTCAACGTCATTGAATACCGCATTTCCGGCACTGTGGTGACGCGCAAAGTTGGGAATTTTCTGAACAAATATGAGGACTGTGTAGTTTTTGACAAAGCGAACTGGGAATGCACATACTCGGATAATTCTGGCACTTTCGGTTTTAAATCTGGGGACGCTTTTTCGGTCCCTAATACAGATAAATTCCCGGAATTGTCTAACCGTCGGGTCAGCCATCAAATTTCGCGATTTCAGTTTATGCTACTCCAATGTCGTTGGGATTTGATTTCTGGTCCCTTCCAAATGATTGTATGTTTTGCTAGGCCGTTTTTTACCTAGTGACTCGTACTGGCTAATTTGACTCATTTACAGGCGCTACGAACAGTGCTTCATTTGCTCTGGATTTTAACCAACGGAGCACAGAGATCATGCCAGCCAAAAAATATATCGTCGAACTTGATGCAAGC